TTTTCTATAATAAATGAAGGTTCATCTTGATTATCATAAAAAATAATTGGTTTTAAATACCTTGAATGCATTTTTTCATAATCAAATTTAACAAATAAATAATCACTATTGCCTTCCAACTGTTTAATTTTAAATTCTGTTTCTAATAAATTTAAAGTTTCTAAAAGATTGTCTGTATGTTTTTCTTTAAAATTAACAGGCTCTAAAAACACTGTTCTGCCAATATAGAATTCTTTTAAAACAGTTTCTTTCATAATTATTTAGTTAATTAAAGATTATTAATAAGTGCAGTATAGATTTTGAGAAGTTTTTTCACATTGTTTAATTACACCTGTTGCATCAACTTGTTCGGGCTCATGTATAAAATCAATTTTGTTTATACATTTTTCCATAAATTCAGTTCTTTTATCAACATCGCATTTCATAGGTTTGCTTAAATTATATTTTCCAAAAAAACACAAATGCCCTACATTAAATACTAACTGAAATATTAATAGTATTATTAAAAAATTAGTTTTCATATATTTTATTTAGTTAATTAATGGTGGAATTGGCAGGGATCGAACCTGCGACACAGAAATTTTCAGTCTCTTGCTCTACCAACTGAGCTACAATTCCATTTTGTTTTTTGTAAATATTTAAAAAGCTAATTTATCCTTATATTTCCACCTATGCTTTTTGGATGATAAACGCACGACTAAATTCACTCTATGGGTATTAGTCTTAAAAGCGATTAGTAGAGCTCTCATCTACATTTAATTAGCCATTTAAATATTTACGATTAGCCTTTTTACAGAAGGCTAACTGTGTATTTTTTTGTAATTGCAAGACAACAAAAATTAAACTTACTGAATTTAATTTACCAATTTAAACATCTTGCGCACATTACAAACCTCTTTCAAGCTTCATACATAAAGCTTGTATTTATTAGCCTAAACTGGCTTATATAATATTTTAAATTAAAATAAAATAATAGTCAAGTATTATTTTAAACTTTTTTTAATTATTTTAAGTTTTTGTTAAAATATTTTTCTAAACTAAGTTTGAAAAGAAAGCAAATAAGAAACCAATTTTTTGTTTTGTATTTAAACTTGTCTTTAAATTCAAACAACTTTTTTTCAATCTTAACATTATCAAGTAATATATTTTTATTTTTTTTCACAAAATTTATTAAAATTTCATTATAAAGATTATCAATTTCTTGCCATTGTATCGTGGCTTGTTCTTTTGAAAATGAAGGATAAACAAAATTTCCCGACATAGCTTGAATATAATCTTTTTTAAATGTTTTTTTAAAATCAAGTAATGTTTTTTCTAAAATAATGTTAGTCATATTTTTATTTGTGCGGATGTTGGTCTTCATTTAAAATACTCTCTATTCTATCAATTTTATCTTGCGAAACATTAAAATATACTGGCGAATTTTTATTGCTTGCCATTATTTTTAAATTAACAATATACAATAAAATTCCTATTAAAATTAAAAAATTTACAAAATAACTACCGCCAATAAATTTATAATTAAACCAAAAGAAAAAGCCAAGTATAGCAAACGAAGTAAAGTCTTTTACTAATGAAGTTAAATATTTTTCTGTATTAATAATGATTTTTGTTTTGGTTGTTTGCATATTTATTTATCGTTATAATATTTAATCATTGCTTTTGTTTTTTCACTAATTAAAACTAAATTATGCCAACCTCTATCCCTGCCGAGTTCGTGTATTTTTTCAATTAACAACATCATCTCTTCAAAAGATGCCTCGGCAAATGATTTTGGCACTTGATAGTTTTGTTTTAAACCTTCTTTTAAATTTTTAAAGTCTTGCTTTGTCATTTTTTTACTTTCCAAGCTTTTTTCTCTTTTGATTTTTAAAGCAGTTGCCATAGCCTCATCATCGTTTGCTAATCTTGTATAGCCAATTGCATATTTTAAACTTTCTTTTGCATTTTCAAAACTAACAGGTTCGCCAAGACTTTGTGAGATATAATCTTGATATATCTCACAAAGTTTGTGTATGCCCTTTAATTGCAAATAAGTTTTAGCATTTTCAAGCGGTTTTATTTCTACTTGAAACTCTTTATTTTGTTTTGCCAAGCTAACTATTTCTAAATAAACATCGTCGGCAAAATCAAGTGGCTTTTGATTTAAAGTAAAAATGAATTTATTTAGCATAAAACTCCTCCCAATCTTCAAAACTTTTAAATTTAGATTTAAATTCTTGATTATTAAAAATAAGTTTCCAATTTTTCCATTCTATATTAACTTTTGGAATATTATATGATTTTACTCCAAAAGTTTTAGCATTTAACTGCTCTGCCAAAGTTAATGTGTATTCAAAACATTTTAAATTATTATCTGCTAAAATTTTAAAACCATGTTCTAAAATCTCTTTAACTTCTTTTTCTGATTTTTCTTTTCCAATAATCATTGCCATTCTACCTGAATGAATAAAATTGTGGCAATAATGGCATAGTGGTTCTATTGAAAGTATTTCAACTTCACCAGTTTTATAATTAATTTCATAAAATTCATGTGCTTCGAGCCATTTATGTTTTTTTGCCTCATGTTTTGCAACTCCACATGCTATACAATGAAAATCATATTTTGCATAAGCTAATTGTCTTTGCTCGTCCCACCATTCTTGCCCCATAATACTTCTTGGATTAATGCCATGCAATGGTTTCGGTATATTAGGATGTGTTAGTATTGTTGGTTTTAATATCATTACACACCCCGCCATTTAGTTTCAAAAAGATTTTTAGCTTCGTTATCATTTTCAAGATAGCTTAAAAAATTATTGATTTTGTTTTTGATTTTATTTTCAATATTGACACTATTAAAATAATCTTCGATCCAAAAATCTTTACCATTGCTGATTAAATACTTAAATTTAGGCAGTCCAGTGCAGTATAAATAAATTAAGTGCTGTGCCGAGCCTAAAAACTTGCCTAATTCATAATTGCTAGTGTATTTTATATCGTAAATAGTGTCTCTTTTAATAACATCCATTTTACCATAAAGCAAAAACTCTTGATTGCCAATTTTTAATTCTTTTTTGCAAGTCTCTTGCCAAAGTCCATCTTTAACAATTGTTGCTATATCGTTGCAAATAACTTCGTAATCAATATTTTCTTTTTTATCAAGCAAAATATTATCGCATTTTGCTTTTATATCATTTTCAAAATCAATGCCTTTTTGCATAGCTTCGGTTGGCTTAAACTTTTCTTTTGATAAAGTCTTTAAGAAGTCAGCCCTGCTATCCGCAGGGCTTTTAAACTCGTCTTCAATGTAATATTGATAGCTATTGATTAATGTAGGTGTGATTAAATATTTAGTCATAAAAACTCCTATTTAGAAACTTTTTCTTTTGCAGTATCAATAAAACATTTTAATTTATCGTCAAAAATGCAATTTAATTCTTTTGATTTTTTAAATAAAATAACTTTTTCCATAGAGTGGGAAGCCCATAATTCTTCGTGTTGATTATAAATTGAAGAATAATATAAATTTAATGTGTTAACATCTTTAATATTATTAATTTTTGTTTTTAACTCCTCAATTAACAAATCATAATTTTGATTAGCTTCTTCTTCTTTTTTGTTTTTTTCTTCCCAATTTTTCCAAATAACATCAGTCAAAAATTTATTTTCAATTGTATTTGTTGGAACTTCGATAATATCTTGAAGCCCCGTCCATCTTTTAGCAAATGTAAAAGTTTCATTTTTTTGAAAATCTAAAAATCTTTGAGTTTTGCCATTATAATCTTTTCTTCTTAAAATTCCAACAAAGTCCATTTGTGTTGGCAAAAAGTTTTTAATAAAAGAGCCTTCGCAACGAATTTTAAGGCTTTCAACATCATTTTTTAAAATTTCTTCTGTGTGAGAAACAAATAAAATTGATAATCCTTTGTCTTTAAGAATTGTCCAAACATTTTTAAATTCATTACCAATTGCAGGATATAATTTCCTACCATCTTTTGATAATCTTGAGTCTTTTTTTATAAGATAAGCTTTAATTTGGTCAGCCATTTCTCCAAGCGGATCAATCACAATTGTTTTAAATTGATTAATTTCTTTTGAAACTAAAAAATTAAGAAAGTCTTCAAAACTTTTGCATTGCATCGAAATTGATTGCCATTGCTTTGAAACTCTGGAAAGTCCATTTTCAAAATCAATTAATACTGGTTCAGGAGCAGATAAAGCTAATGTTGTTTTTCCGTTATTTGTATCGCCCAATATTAATCCTTTGATTGAAATTGGAGATTTTAATTCATTTGGTTTTGTTAAAAATGTTGATTTTGTTAAAAATGTCATATAGTTTTTATTTAAGTTAAAAATTTAATTTAAAATAATGTTTTAAATTAATATAAATTATAAAGTATCAAAAAGTATTTGTCAAGAACTTTTTAAATAAATTATCATTTTTTTTAACCATTTTTCCCATGTTGGCAAAATGGTTAGGGCTGTTGTAAAACATTGAAAGCTTGCTTTTAATAATAACATTAAAAATAGAATCTGTATTGTGTATAAAAATGGTAAAAATTTGTGCTAAAAACATTTCTTTTTCTGTCTTTTGCAATGGAGTATTTGTAATTTGCTCTTTTAATTTAAAAACATTTATAATGTCATGATTTTTTAAATCAAAGTTAATAGCTCCAACAAATTGTGAGATCATTTTTCTTAAATAAGTTCTGCTAATAATAAAAAAATCATCAATCTCACCTGCAAGATTTTGAGAATTTAAAAAATTTTCAATAATATTTTTTGCTTGTGTTTTTGATATGTTTGATTTTTCAGGCTTGATATTTAACAAGCAATTTAGCAAATTATTTTTTATCATAACATTATTATTTTTTTCAATAACTTCATATGATTTTTTATAAAGTTGATTTTCAAAAATATTTTGAAACATTTTATATTTTTCTAAATCTTCTAACAATGCATCATTTTTTATATCACTCAAATAAACTAAATCATAAATTTTATTAGAATTGTTTTTGATAAAATTTTTAACAATTTTTGTTATTTCTTCTTTACTAAAAATATAAAATCGCTCTTGGTAAATGTTGTTTTTCATATAGTTTTATTTTTTTAATTTTGATAAAATTTTGTTTAGCGATTTTTTACTAACCCATTGCAAATCATAAACCTCTTGTCTTATTTCTTTTGATACAATCTCTTCACTAGCAAATTGTAAGGCATAGACATCTTGTTTCATAGCTTCCAAAACAACCTTTTTATCGTTCTTTAATTCTTTGCTAGCAAATTTTAAAGTATAGCCATCTTTTTTCACTGCTACTAAAACAACATCTATATCGCTCTGTAATTCTTTACTAGCAAATTGCAAAGCCCAGCCAGTTTGTTTCACTGCTTCCAATACAACTTTTCTGTCTGCTCGTAATTTTTTACTAGCAAATTTCAAAGCCCAGCCAGTTTGTTTTACTGCCTGCAAAACTACTTCTATATTGTTCTTTAATTTATCACTAGCATAATCCAAAGCATAGCCAGTTTGTTTTACTGCTTCTAATACTACTTCTCTATCTGCTCGCAACTCTTCGCTAGCCCACCCCAAAGCATAGCCATCTTGTTTCACTGTTTGTAAAACAAGATCTCTGTAAAAATTTTTGTCTGTGATTATTTTTTCTTTTGTTTTCATATAGTTTTATTTTTTTAATATGTTAAGAATTTTTTTCAAATCTACTTAAAACAATTGCTTTTATTGCAATTGTATTTTTTGGTTTTATATGTTGATATTTCCAAGCTATATCTTTATCATTCCAATATTTGCCTTGATCCAAATATTCAGGTTGTGGTTGTGGACTTAATCTAATAATAGTTTCTTTTATATTGTTTATATCATCTAGTCCGTTTTCGTATCCATCAACGACAACAAGTGTTTCAGGATCAAATTGTTTAAGTTTTTCTATTAGTTCTTTTATATTCATATAGTTTATTTTTTTAAATTGTTTGTGTAGCTAGGGAATTTAAAGTAGCTACACACAATTTAGATTAAATTAATTCGCCCCCGCTAAATATTTCACTATTCAGCCACACAAAGGTTAGTATAATTTAATCTAAATTCAGCAGTCCCGTTGGTGTCGAAACTATCTCAAAACCTTGTTTTAAAAATTCAATATTTTTTTCATTTATTTTAAAGAAAAGTGCTTTTTTAAAAGCTATTTTTAAAACAAGGCAAATATAATTATAACTTAATTTTTTAATATGTCAAGAGTTTTTTTTAATTATAAAATAATTTTAATAATGCTGTTTTAACCATGTTAAACTAACCCGTTTTTACTCTAATCTCCCTGTTTATCGGTTGTAATGACTACGAAACAAAAAACCCAATCTTTGTAAACTGTGCAGGATTCGAACCTGCTTTTGCATAATATAATTTTAACTTAATTTTTTAATATGTCAACAAGTTTTTTTAATTCAGTTTTTTTATATTATTTTGATTTTAAGTTAGTATTAATAGCTCCAATGTATGTTTGGTTATTTTTTTTATTTAATATCGTTTGTTGCCCTTCTAGTTGCTGGCAATTGATATTTAAATTCTTTATTGCCTGCTCTATTTCTATTTTATAATCATCATCATAATCATAAATTGAGTAAATTACGCTACCCGTTTGTTCGGTGCCAATTCTTTTAGTTTTTTTTGGCATAAAATAATTAAACCAATCGGCTACCGCAGGCTGTCCGCCAAAGCCATATTTTGCAACTATCTCTTCTTTTGTAATAGTTTTTATATAAAATAAACATTTTTCTCTAAACATTCTATTGGTTAATTTACTAGATATCTCTTCGTAAATTAATGAAAGCAACTCTGGTGTATATTTAAAAGAAAAATTATTTGTTAAATTAAAAAAATAATTTTGAAAAACTGTTTTATCTAGAATTTGCATATTTAAAAAATTTGTTTATTATTGCCAAAAGCAACAAATGCTTGACGATTTTCTTTTTGTTTTGCAGTCATGCCGTTTGTAAAATTGTTGTTAAAATTATTTTTTCTTTTTAAAAAGTCCTCAATTTTACTAAACTTCTCACGAAATGCAGAGGCGGAGTTAATAACTGGGAAGTAGTCTTCTTTGTGATTATCAATAACTGCCTGCATACAAGTTATAATGTCTTGCTTTGCCTTGTCTATGCCCCTTGGTTTTAAATCTTTATCAAGCAAAAACTCAATTTGTTTTTGCCAATTAGTGGTGATTATTTTTTTATTTAAAGTTGTTTGTAAATGTTCTTGCAAAGTATCGATTACTTCTTTGCAAAAATCATTTTCTAGATTATTTTCTTTTTTTGTTATATTTTTTTCAATAAGTATATTATTAGAATTAATAATATATTCTTGATTACTCTTATTCTTACTATCACTCTCACTCTCATTCTTACTATCTGCTAGATTTGCTACCTTTTGCAAGCAATTGCTAGCATTTGCTACCTTTTGCTTACCACCCTTTGAGCCAGCTATTTTTCTAGCTTCGCAAGTAATTTTATAATTTTCGTCATCTCTTTTAAATTGATTAAAAAAAGATGTAAAAACTAAATCAAGTGCAAAATCTAATTGAGGTATTTTTTGTGTTTTTTGATAAAAATAAATTGCTTTAAATAATTTTCCAGCTTGCTCGTCTGATAATTTATCTAAAATATCTAAACTATCTTTGTGAATAATGAAGCTTTTACGATTTGTCATTTTATCCTACAATTAATTTACCTTTTTTATTTCTATTTCCAGAGCCTTTCAATTTAATATTAAATTGTTTTAAATATCTTATTAATGTCGCATTCGTAATTTTTAAGATTTCACAAGCTTTTTTATTGCTATTTTCAATATATATTGTTTCTAATTGTTGTTTTGTGATTTTCATAATTGATTAATTGTTTTTATGATAATAATAATGATAATGATAATATTAATATTAGTCAAGAGAATATTTTGCTTTTTTAACAAAATATTTGTTTTAATTTGTCAAATTGTTTATTGATTTTTACCTTCACCAAATATTTATATCTGCACAATATTTGTCTAAAACATAAAGTCGCAAAACTTCTTTCGCCTCTTCTAAATTATCATAAAATACTACAATAGGAGCTCCGCAAAATGAATATCTTTTAACATGTTTATAACCAAACAATGTATCTTTTACAAGTGAATATCCATTTTTTTTACAATAACCGATAGCATATTTTGGGCGATTTGTTAAAACATTAAATTTATATAATTCATATTTTTCATCTAAACAATGAATTCTTGTTGGTTTAGTTATTTTATCAATTCCTAGAAATAAAAGTTTTTCCATAATTTTATAAGGGGTCGGCGATGGATCTAGCACCGCCATAAGATAGTAATATTATCTAGATCATAATATTCTAAAAGAAGAGTTGCGATTGTTATTGTTTGTCTCTTACAAGTGAAAACAATTGTAAAAAATAACAACCGCTCCATTATTTTAAATTATTTGTTTTAATTTGTCAAGATTTTTTGTTTAAATGTTCTGCAAACATTGTTGCGAAAATATCAACAGTTTTTTCATGAACACAACCATTCTGTTCTTTTTGTATTGCTATTGATTTGTGTATAAAATCGATCGCTTCGTTTAAATTATCGCCAAAAATAGCTTTGCCTTTCTCTTTATGAAGTAAGATGGCAGAGCTATTGTCTTCATTTTGTCTTGATGTTAATTCTGCCTCAACAAAATCTTTAATGTCTTGTAAATTTGTCATATGTTTTAGTTTTTAATTGTCTTTATCTAAATATTCTAGAAATGTTGTTGTTAAAATATCAACAGTTTTTTTATGAAAATATTTATTTGATTCTTTTTGTTTTGATATTGTTTCATTAAGGGAATTAATAACTTTTTTTAATTCAGGTAATAGTTCAGGGTAATTATCTCCGTCTTGGCTTGATATTGTTAATTCTGCCTCAACAAAATCTTTAATGTCTTGTAAATTTGGCATATGTTTTAGTTTTTAATTGTTGATATTATGATTTGTTTCAAATTTTTTAATGGTTTTTTTAACTAGATATTTACTAACCTTTGTTTCTTTACAAATGTCATTAATGTTTTTGTTAAATTTATAACAAGCTAAAATTTTTATTTGTAAAGAAGGGGTGGCACTAGTTGGCAATGGTGTTTTTGATAATAATTGCCTTGGCAAATTGTAAATTTGAAACCATCTAAGAATGGTTCTTTTGTTAATATTAAAATGTTCTGCAATTTGTGTTTGATTTGGCAATTTATTTTTTGCTAAATAATCAAGAAAATCTTCTTTTGATATTTTTCTAGGTTTGTTTGACATTATTTAAAATATTTTGTTTGAAATTATCTAAAATATAAGTTGCAATGACAAATTTAGCATCTTCGCTAAAATTTTCGCCGTCCCATATATCATCAGATAACATGTCATTAGTTTTTGTATCAACAAGAAAATTCATTGTATAAGTTAATCCAATTTTATTAAAAATATTTTTTTCAATAATGCTAATGTCATTATTAAAAAAATTTAAATTTTCTAAAATATTGCAAAAAAAATCTATTTCTTTGCATTCAGTAAGTTTTTTGTTAGTAAGTTTTTCGTTTATCATATTTTTATTTAAAAAGTATTGTTTGTTTGTAAATGAAAGATTTTAGCTCAATTGTATCTTTTTTGAAAATTCCATAGTCGCTATTATCAATTATTGGCTCTTGTTCTTTACAACTGCATACAAAAAGAATGCTAATCATTAAAACTAAAATTATACAAATACGGAATTTCCGTAATTTCCGTATTTTTGGTTTTTTTCTAGGGAAGTGAAAAACTTTATTGACTTCTTTAATATAATAGTTCATATAATTTTTAATTGTTATTTAGGGCTTCGTGGTGTTTTTTAAGTTAATTTATAATAAATACTATTGTTATTGATACTCTTCCCTATTCCATTCTTCATTCCATTCTGCTTCACATTCTAAATTGTATTTTTCATCCCATTCTTTTTGACATTCTAAACAATCCATTTTATAAATAGCTTCATTAATTTCTTCCAGTTGTTTTTTTAATTTTTCAATTAAAGAATTTAAATCGTTTGTTATGTGAAAAACAATATAAATGGGGAAGTTGACTGTGTCTTTTTTATCAAAATAGCTAAGATAATCTTTATTGTTTAAACAGTCTAAATTTTGTATATCTTGGCTAATTTTTAGATAGTTAGTAATATTGTCTTCTATATATTTTTTTAGATTTTGTAATTGTTTTTTATTCATATAGTTTTTTTATTGATTAATTGGTATCAAGTTTTGCCTTGATACCAATATTATAATTGATATTTTTTTAAATGTCAAGAGGTTTTTATTAATTTTTAATTTCTACCATCTTTGCCCCATGTTGAGAAAATCTTTTTAAATTAGTTTCAGCAACGGCAAGATTAAATTTTTTAGCTAGATCTTGGTTTGTGCTAGTTTTAGCCCCGTTTGTAGTTAATTTAGCGATCCATCCTTGGCTAACCTTAATATTAAAAACTCTTTTGCATTTTCTTTTTGCTTCATATTCGTTAAAATGGTTTAAAAGTTGATTGTCAAAGTTTATTTTAAATTCAGGGTCTTTTCGGCATTTATCCCATATTTCGTAGCAATCGCCTACATATTTAAAAGTGCTAATTGCTTTACCGTAATTTGTTGAAAGCCCTTTGAAAGTTCCATTAAAAAAACTATATAAAATATCTTTTTTAATTTTTTCAATTGCATTCTCTTCATTAAAAAATTTATCGTAATAGGGGCAGTGATCGCATGAGTAATATTTAGGGAAGATATTTTTAACAGAGGAAGTAATGAAAACTTTTTTGTTTTTAATATCAATTTTAATTGATTTTATTGTATTGGTAGACATATTTTTTTTATTTAGTTTGTTAATAATTATATTATTTATTTTCTTTTAAAAATGTTTCCATTTTGTCTATTTGTATTTTTAAAAATTCAAAAATATCATTAAAATTATCATTAGGAACTTTTTTATCGCAGACTATTTTTATATACTGTTTATTTATTGTTTCAAAATCAATGCCATTCAGCATGTTTTGTATATTTTGCAACTGTTTTTCAAATGATTTTAAGCAACCTAATATTAGATGCAATTCGTAATGTAATTGATTAATGTTATTCATATAGTTTTTTTATTTAGTTGTTTAAAATTTGTTTTTCATCAATTGCAAAAATTGTCGCAATTGGATCAATTGTTTTAATTGCTGTTTTGATTTTATTTAATTTATCATTAAAAGCATTTAAAAGGGTTTCGTCTCTTGTTTCAACAAAAGTGTATAATGACACACGAAAAAAAACAAGCTCATCTTTTTTTATAAGTCCCTTTGAGTTTTTAAAATCTTTGAGATTGCAAAAAGTGTCGGCAAGTTTAGTATTTTCAAAAATAACATAAAGTATTTGAAAAATGCTTTTTGTTTGATTGTTGTTTATTTTGATTTTTTCTTTCATATAGTTTTTTTATTTAGTTTATTAATAGTTAATTGTTTTAATAAAGGTTTTGTGGTGTTTAATTAGTGTTGATAATTAATTTTTTATTTTTCTAGAAAAGACTTTAAAATAATAAACTATTCGGTCATTTTCAAAATTAATCTCATCGCCTTCCATTAAATTTTTGTAGGTGATAACCGCCTGTCCCCAGCATTTATCCGTAAAATCTCCATTGTAATTTAAAAAAAATTCTTTTGCATATTCTGCGATCTCATAGCGGGCATTTTTAAAGGCTTCTTTTTTGCTATCAAAGTCCCAGTCAGAGGTTCGCATTAAGATACTATTACCCCCGTTGTCATAGTCTTGTTTGTAGATTTTTACTAAATATTCTTTTGTCATATAGTTTAATTTAATTTAATAATTGTTAGGGCTTTGTGGTGTTTTTGATAATTATTGATTTTTCAATATTGTTTCAATTATTAGCTCAAAATCAATTTTATCTATCAATTCAATTTGTTTTTGGTTGTATAGCAAATTTGCTAGGGTTGTTGAGCTAAGATTTGTAATGCTAAATTCTTTGGCAATTTCAAGGCTTTGGTATAAGCTGGGATCCTCTTCTTTTAAGTAGTCAATTGCATCTATAAAATAAATAAAATGCTCGGTGTCAAGACAATCTATTAAATTGTCTTTCATACTAAATTTTAGCTCTTCCTTTATATCATCGTTCAGATTATGGTATGCTTCAAAATTTAATAAAGCCTTTGCAACCTCGTGCATCAAACCTAGTGGGTTTATATCTAAATCTTTGGGAACATTTACTTTATTTTCAAAAAGTTTTAAAAGCTCTTCTTTTTGTTTATCGTTTAATATATTTATTATCATATAGTTTTTATTTAATTAAAAGGGTTGGCAAAACATTTTTTTCAATTTGTTTTGTTATGGTATATTTTAAAGCAAAAAAAACAAATGTCAAGTTCTTTTTTCAATTATTTTCAATTATTTTCAAAAAAATACAAAAAAAGACAAGATCCTGTAAAATAGGGGATCGGCTCGGTGGCAACATGGCATTTTTTAAAGCTAAAAATAGCTAAAAATACATAAAGAAAATATAGCAATTTAAAAAAGTATTGACAAATTGATTAAATTAGTTAAATTTATCTTGTTTAGATATTAATAAAAACAAATACGATATAGTATGTTAGAAAATAATATAAATATAGAAAATAAACAAGAAGCCACCAAGCTTGTTGTTATAAGAAGTCCCCAGAAAAAGCTTTTACTTGAAAATGCAGAAGAGTTAATAAAAGATATACAAGATGGGAAGAGTTATAGATTTTTAAGTGCCAAGTGGAAAGTGCACCAAGAGGTTATTCATTGGTTTATCCATCTTTCCGAGCATTGCGCACGAGCAAAACAAGCTCAATTGCTGTCTTCATACGAGCTAATAGAACAGGCAGTGCAAGCTATTGATGCTATCAAAGCCGATGATACCCCAGCCACCGTTAGAAAACAGGTTGAAAAAATGAACCTATGTTTATTTATAGCTAAAAGCAAAAATAGAAAAGAATTTGATTTTAGTTATAAAGAAAATTTAGAAAATGATAAAGATAAAATTATTGTGATTCCAAGTAATGAAGCATTAGAATTATTAGATAATAAAGAAAATAAATTTGTTATTAATAATGAATAATATTGAAATTCCATATCAATTTAATTTTCGTGATTATCAAAAAGAACTTTGGCAGGCATCTTTTAAGAAAAAAAGACTTATTTATATTTGGCATCGAAGAGCTGGCAAGGATATTATAGCTTTAAATAGATTGCTTTATGCAATGGTATTTGAAAAAGTCGGCACTTATTGGCATATTTTTCCAACATATGCACAGGGCAAAAAATCAATTTGGCAAGAAAGTGATAAAGATGGCAGAAAATATCTTGATTACATTCCTAAACAATTAATTAAAAAAATCAATGAAAGCGATTTAAAAATTACTCTTTTTAATAATTCAACTTATCAAATTGTCGGAAGCGATAACCCTGATAATTTAAGAGGTGCGGGAATTAAAGGTGCTTGTTTTAGCGAGTATGCAGAACAAGATCCGCGAGTTTGGGAAACAATAGCACCAATGCTCCAAGCAACAGGAGGATTTGCAATGTTTAATTTCACCCCAAAAGGTCAAAATCATAGCTACGAACTTTTTAATATGGCTAAAAAACTGCCTGAAACTTGGCACAGTGAAATTAAAACTGTCGACGATACCAAAACAATAGATCAACAAGATTTAGATCAAGTTAAGCACGAGATTTTATTGCAGGGCAAAACTCTTGATTTTTTCAATCAAGAGTATTATTGTAGTTTTACGAACTCAATAGAGGGTGCTTATTATAGCTCTATCATTCAAGAGATAGAAAAAGAAAATAAGATTGGGAAGTTTGAGTATGAAAGAAATTTATTAGTCTATACTTTTTGGGATCTTGGCATAGGAGATTCAACCGCTATTTGGTTCGCACAATTTATAAATAACGAAATAAGAATTATAGATTATTTAGAAAATAATAACAAAGGGCTTGATTGGTATATTAGGGAATTAAAAAACAAGATTTATGTTTATGATAGACATTATGCACCTCACGATATACAAATTAGAGAATTTAGTAATGGTAAAAGTAGAATAGAAACGGCTCTTGAATTAGGGTTGCGGTTTAATGTAGCTCCTAGATTGTCTATTGAAGATGGCATTGATGCCACAAGATCAATTTTGTATAAATGTTATTTTAATGAAGAAAAAACAAGAGCAGGTTTAAATTGTTTAAGAAATTATAAAAAAGATTTTGACTTTAAAAACAATTCTTTTAAACTACAACCAAAGCACGATTGGACCTCACACGGTGCTGACGCTTTTAGATATCTAGCAGTTTCTTATAGAAACGACTTTGGCATTAAAAATCAACAGCAAAATTATGTAGCTGACGATAAAGTTATTAACTATTAAATTATTATTATATATGGGTTTGTTTACAAAAATTAAAAAATTTTCTGGCAGTATTGGTAAAGCAGTAGGCACTTTAACTGGAAGTGAAGCGGTAGGTAGAGCCACATCTATGGCAGTTGGTGGAGTTGCTGGATCATCTGGGTATTCTTCTATTGAAAGACAGCAAACACAAGCAGAGAATTCTATAACCAAAGCTCAAGAATTGCAAAATATAGAAACTGTAAAAAACGAACAAATAGCAGAACAAACAAGACTAAAATTATTAGCCGAAGCAGATTTGCAACAACAAGCTGAAGAACAAAGAAAAAGAACTACTTTTGCAGGTGCTGCAATGCAAGGGATTAGTGAAAGAAGAAAATTGTTAGGAGTTTAAATGTCTGATAAATTATTAAAAGAATTAAAAAATCTTAACGATGCCTTAACAACTAATAAAAAGAACTACGAAGTAGGTTGGCAGGATACTGCCAAATATTTTTTACCAACTAAAACAGATATTTCTACTGAAAAAACAGCGGGAGATAATAAAAGTGTGTTTGAGTTGTCTGATAGTATAACAGTTGTTTCACTTGATAATTTTGCAAATATTCTAAACGGCACATTAACAAATAAAAGCACACCTTGGTTTAAAGTGTCAATTCAAGATAATTTATTAAAAGATGATGATAAAATTAATGAATGGCTTAATGATACCACAAAAAAAATATGGAACGAAATTTATAACCCAACTTCTAATTTTGAAGTAGCACACTACGAAAATTTGCAAGCTTTTGGTTGTTTTGGTAATATTGCAATGAAAATTGAAGAAGGCAAAAGCAGTCTTTTTAATTTTAAGGCTTTGCATATTCGCACTTATGCATTTGCTGAAAATGATGAAGGAAAAATTGATATTTTTGTATTAACAATGCAAATGCAGGCAAGGCAAATTGTGGCAAAATTTGGAAATATAGAAGGTGCTAAAATACACGAATCAATAACTAAAGCTAACGAAAACTCACCATATCAAAATTTTGATATTAAGTTATTTATAATGCCTAGGAAGAACAGAGATTTAAATAAGATGGATGTTGCAAATATGCCTTTTGTTGGTTATTGGGTAGATTTAGCTAATAATATAATAATTTTAGAAATTGGTTTTAATAGTTTTCCAATTGCTTTTGGCAGAGGCACAAAATCTAATGGCGAAACTTATGGCACTGGAAGAGCTATTTTAGCATTAGCAGATGCTAGAACACTTAATAGAATGACAAGTGATTATTTAGAAGCAAGTGAAAAATCACTAAAACCACCACTTATTGCTAATGCAGAGTTTGAAAGACAAATTAGTTTAAGACCGTTAGCAATAAATAGAATAAAAGGAATGGTTGGTAATGGCAGAGCATTAGAGCCTATTATTGACACAAAAGGTTTTCAACCTACTATTGAATTAATGTTTAATAAGCAAGAAGCAATTAGAAAAGTATTTTTTCTAGATAAATTGGTTGTGTTAGATGATCCAAGGGCAACAGCAACACAAATATTGGAGTTAAGAGCGGAAAGCTACCGAATAATGGGAAGCATCGCCACTTCTATTGCTGAATATCTAGAAGCCATTTTAGATAGATGTTTTGATATTATGTTTAGAAAATCTTATGCGGAAGATGGTTTATTTACTTTGTTGTCTGATGCACCGTTATTAGAATTGCCTGAAAAATTAAAAGGAACAACTGATGAGATAACAGGTAAAATTACATTTCCTAAATTTAAAGTTGAATTTATTAATCCAATAACTCAAAGTCAAAGAAGTAATCAAAATAATTCTATAGATGCTTTTACAATGTCGGCTATAAATATGGCTCAAGCTAACCCTTCTATTCTAGATAGAGTTAATTTTGATGAGGTAATAAAAGCTAAGGCTGAAATTTTACAAATTCCTTTAGCATTAATTAGAAACGATCAAGATGTTGAGGATATACGAAATCAAAGAAACCAAGCAATGGCACAACAGCAAGAATCAATGATGGCAAATAATGAAGCAAACACACTTAAAACAATAAAAGAGTCTGGATTATGAACGAAGAACAAAGACAACTTTTAGAATCAAAATCTAAAGATTTACAAAATGCTTATAATAATACTTTTGGCACAAATGATGGTAAAAAGATATTAAATGATTTACTTAGAAATTTATTGGTAGATGGAGATATTATCGCTAAAAATTATACTAACGATGACATTCTTGCTTCACATATACAAATTGGCTTGAAATTAGCTTATAAATATATAGAAGACAATTTACCAATAAATATTATTAATAACAAATAAAATAAAAACTATGACTGATAGCACTTTAAATCAAGATACCACATCGGCATCAACACAAGCACAGCCAATGCAAACAATTGATACTACATCAGCACCAGTAAATAATCAAGCACCCGCCTTTGATTATAATTCTTTTTTTCCAGAAGACATAAGAAAAGACCCTGATTTTGATAAATACTCAAAAAACTTTCCAAAAGATTTACAGGGAATCGCAAAAGATTATTATCACAAAAATAAACATTTTGGTAAAGCTCACGATGTTGTTAAAGCTGAAATAGAAGCTGAACTTAATAAGCCAGTTGATTATAAAGCTGAAGATTATAGCTATGAATTGCCAGAAAACTACGAAATAGAAAATGAGATTCTTGATGTTGCTAAAAATAAAGCTCGGGAATTAGGTATTAAACCTGAAATTGCCAAACAATTTATGAAAGAATTATTGATTGCTGATTCACAAATTGCTAACAAAATAAACGAAAATTTGCAGGCAGAAGAAAAAATTAAATATGAAAATGAAAAAGCAATAATGGAAGGATTAAAAAAAGAGTGGGGCTTTGAATATGACAATAATCTTAAATTAGCTAATGCAACTTTGGAAAAATTAACATCTATTGAAGAACAGAATAAAATTGTCGCATTACCTAAAGATATTCAAGCTATTATTAGTAAAGTATTTCATAAAATTGGTAGCAAAATGAGCGAAGGTTCTATTGGTAATCCCGCAATAGGACAACCAATGTCGCAAGCTGATTTTGATGCTAAAAGAAAAGAGATTTGGTCTTCAACAAAGCCTGATAGCACAAAATATGCTGAAGAAAAAGAATTATTTGATAAATTTTACAATTAATAAATTTTACAATTAATAAATTTATCAAATAAAAAACTTGACAAATAAAAATGTTTCTTTATTATATTTTCTTATTGTTAAATATTGTCCAAATAAAAGTAAAAGGTAGCTTATTAAGTCTTTGAAATTAGGGGTAGCTAATAAAGGCAATTAACGAAAAATAATTTCTAATTTTTAATTTTATAATTTTATGGCATCTACTACCAATGTGTTGCATACAAAACAATTTAGTACACAACTTCTTGAAGCAATTCAAGTAAAACAATCTGCATTAGAACAAGCCTGCTCTAGAAAAGAAATTTTTAAAGGCGAGGCTCTTTTTATTAATAAAATTGGCACTTTAGAGTTAAACAAAGTTGATACTTTAAATGCTAGAACCGAAATCACTGATATTGCTAACACAAGAAGAAAAATTTCATTTAACACTTTTAAAAATACAGTCGCAATTGACAGATACGATCAAAATCGTAGTGAAATTGTTGGTCTTGATACTGGTTATTTAAATGCACTTAAATATGCAGTTGAAAGAAAAAAAGAAGAAATTATCGCTGAAGCGGCAACTTCTGTGTCTTACGAAGGTAAAGAAGGCACTACTTCTGTTGCTTTTCCAGATGGCACTAATACTATTTGGCAAGATGGCACTGCTACAACAGAAGGCAGTTCTAACGAATCAGGAACTAAAACTGGTTTAACTGCTGATAAATTATTAAGAGCTATGTTTTTATTAAGAAGAAATATGAAAACTGGCAATATTAATGAAAAAATTTATTGCGCAATTTCACCTGAAGAAGAATTGTCATTAATGCAAGATGCAAAAATTATTAACCGTGATTTTACTGCAGGTCAAGTTCTTGATAAAGGTATTATTGGAAATTGGAACGGAATTAATTTTATTCGAACTGTTTTGCTAAAAACTCCTGCTGCTAATGTTCGTGAAGTATTATTATTTACTGATCAAGCAATTTCTTTAGGTATGCCAAATGAAGTTATTACTAAGTTTGGTGAAAATCCAGAAAGAAACTTTTTAATGCAAATGCATATTGAATTAAGTTTTGGCGCGGCTAGAATTGAAGATGAAAAAATCATCAAACTTCGTGTTAAAACAAGTTAATTTTTAAACTTTAATTATATTATTTTATGGCAGTTATAAACTCAAACGAAACAGTAAATTTAGCAAATATTGCTTTAAATCCACCTGTTCTACCACAAGCAAAAACTAATGGAGCATCTGTTCAAGCTA